AAGAATACAGAAGATTTATTAAACACTTTTGAAACAGCAGTAACTAAAGTTGCTGAACAACATAATGTAGATAAAGACGATATTGAAGAATACTTTGATATTGAATTAAAAGAACAATTAGAGGAATAAAAAATGGCGTGGGTAGATGTACCAGGATCAAATAGTATTTGGCAGTATGATAATTCTGCTACTATTTCTAATACTTACAAAGACTCAGCAGATGGTAGTAATGTTTCTATCGCTGATGGTATTAGAACTTTTACTAAACCAGGTGGTGGTACGACTAAAGTTTATATAAGATGTAGAAAGAAAGGCACAACGGTAGAACGAGGCGAACTTTCTAAATCTTATTTTGACGCACAATAGGAAAGAGATATGGCAGATATAGTAAAGACACAAGTATTATCAGATACATCTGGAGTTAAGTATGCTCTAAAAATGACTAATATATCAGATGGTTCTGGAGAATCTTTAGTTAAAAAGATAGACGCTTCAGAAACAACTTTTATGACGCAAGATGGAAATAGAAAGATTGCAAAGATATGGTTTTCAGTTAATACTAAAGGGTCAAACGCAAGTGTAGAATTGTTATGGGACGGCGAGACTCAATCAACTGCCGTACTATTAAATGGTCAAGGATATTGGGATTTGCGTACAGCAGGTAACGAAATTATTAACAATGCTACTACACCAACAGGTGATGTATTACTATCTACAAGAGATTTTGTGGTAGGAGATAACTATACAATAATTGTTGAGTTTAGATAGAATATTGTATAAATAGTTAAGTAAAAAAAAGAGAGAGATATGAAACTAATATCGGAAGAGATTCAAAACGCAGAATACCTAGTTGAAGAAACTAATGGTAAAAAATCATACAAAATTAAAGGTATCTTTTTACAATCCGACATAAAGAATAGAAACGGAAGAGTATACCCAAACGAGGTATTACATAAAGAAGTAACTAGATATAATAGAGAATTTATCAATAAAAACAGAGCATTTGGTGAGTTGGGACATCCTGACGGACCAGTTGTAAATTTGGAAAGAGTTTCACATATGATTACGAAACTTCATCCAGATGGTCAAAATTTTATTGGTGAAGCGAAGATAATGAATACTCCGTATGGTAAGATTGTTAAAGGTCTTATTGACGAAGGTGCCCAATTAGGGGTATCAAGTAGAGGTATGGGTTCATTACAAACAAGAGGTGGCGTTAACTATGTAGGGGAAGACTTCTACTTGGCAACCGCTGCTGACATTGTTGCAGATCCGAGCGCTCCAGACGCTTTCGTAGAAGGTATTATGGAGAATAAAGAGTGGATTTGGGACAACGGAGTACTCGTAGAAAAGAACATAGACGCTTGGAAACGAGAGATAGAAAGTGCGAAAAGACACGCTTTAGCAGAGGCAAAAGCAAAAGTATTCGCAAACTTTCTTAAAAATCTCTAGTTTTATAAATATTAACAATTAATTAATTAAAACTAGTTTTAACTATTAAAGAGGAGATTTCAATGGCCGAAACAGAAAAAACACTTGTTGAAGCAGGAAAAGAAGTGATGGAAGCAACTGCTCCAGACGCTCCTAAAAAGAATGCTGTACCAGCAGAACCTTCGCCACTATCTAATAGTGCTGAAGATTTAGGTCCAGCTGTTGTTAAACCAACAGACAGCAATCCTGACGCAACAAAAAAAGTTAAAGAAGTTTCTGGGCAAGCACCTCAAAAATCAGAAGGTGCTCCTGATCCAATGAAGAAGATGGACGACAAACATCCAACTAAAGCAATGGAATCAAAAGAAACTAAAGATTCTGAAGGTAAAGAAATCAAAGAAGGCGAAAAAGAAGATGTTAAGGCAGACAAAGAAGTTAAAGAAACTTTGGATGCTGGTGAAGTTTCTAAAGAAGCAGACAAGAAAAAAGAAGTAGATCAAAAAACTGCTAATGTATCCGAGTCGGAAGAAAAAGACAAAGAGAAAAAAGAAGAAACTGACGAGAAGAAAAAAGAGTTAGATGTGAAAGAACACGTGGACGCTCTTATCGCTGGAGAGGATTCATTATCAGAAGAATTTAAAACAAAAGCTGCTACGGTATTTGAGGCTGCGATTAAATCTAAAGTAAAAGAAATGGCAGAATCAATGCAGGCAGATTATGATAAGAAATTCGTAGAAGAAACTTCTAAATCTAAAGATGAGTTAGTAGAAAAAGTTGACTCTTACCTTGCTTATGTAGTGGAAGAGTGGATGAAAGAAAACGAACTTGCTTTAGAAAGAGGTATCAAAGGCGAAATCGCTGAGGACTTTATTAGTGGTCTGAAAAAATTATTTGAAGATCATTACATAGATGTTCCTGACGAAAAATATAATGTATTAGAAGATCAATCTTCTAAAATTGATGAATTAAATAAAAAACTTAATGAATCAATTGCCAAGAATGTTGAATTATCTAAAGAGAATGGTCAATTCAAAAGACAAGACATCATTGATGAGGCGTCTGAAGAATTAACTGATACTCAAAAAGAAAAATTTAGCAAACTTGCTGAAGAAATTGACTACAAAAACGAAGAAGATTTTACTGCTAAAGTTAAGACAATTAAAGAGTCTTACTTTGGAAAAAAAGAAACTTCTAGTGAGATAGATGATGTGGCGGCAGAGTCAAATCAGGCAAATCCTGATTTAACTAATGCAATGGCTGCTTATAGTGCCGCTATAAGTAAAACTAAAGACATTAAGTTGTCAAATTAAATATAGAGGGAGATAAAACAAATGTATTTATCAGAACAATACGAAAAAAAATGGCAGCCTGTCCTAGAACACCCTGACTTACCAAAAGTTAAGGATTCTTATAGACGTGCCGTTACCGCTACTATCTTGGAAAACCAAGAAAGAGCAATGAAAGAGGACGCTCAGTTTATGACTGAAGCTGCTCCTACTAACGCTACTGGTTCTTCTGTTGCAAATTGGGATCCAATCCTAATTTCATTAGTAAGAAGAGCTATGCCAAATCTTATTGCATACGATATTGCTGGTGTTCAGCCAATGACTGGACCAACTGGTTTAATATTCGCAATGAGAAGCAGATACACTTCACAAGCTGGAAATGAAGCATTATTTGATGAAGCAGATACAGATTTCTCTAGTAGAAATGCTGCTGGTGATTCAAGTCAAGGTGCTGACGGTGGTGCTACACCAACGGATCATTCTGGAACAAACCCAGGCGTATTAAATGACGCTGCTGCTGGTTCAACAGATTATAGTAGAGGTCAAGGTATGACAACTGCTTCTGCTGAAGCACTAGGGGATGCTGCTGGAAATCAGTTTGCTGAAATGGCTTTCTCAATTGAGAAATCTACGGTTACTGCTAGAAGCAGAGCGTTAAAGGCAGAATACACTATGGAACTTGCTCAAGACTTAAAAGCAATCCACGGTTTAGATGCTGAAACTGAACTTGCTAACATTCTATCTGCTGAAATCCTTGCGGAGATCAATAGAGAAGTTGTAAGAACAATTTATATCAATGCAGAAAAAGGTGCTGCTGTTAACACAACTACAGCTGGTATCTTTGATTTAGACACAGACTCAAACGGAAGATGGTCAGTTGAGAGATTCAAAGGACTTATGTTCCAATTAGAGAGAGATGCTAACAGAATAGCACAAAGAACAAGAAGAGGAAAAGGTAATTTAATTATCTGTTCTGCTGATGTTGCTAGTGCTCTTCAAATGGCTGGTGTTTTAGATTACACTCCTGCATTAAACAATAACCTTTCTGTTGATGACACAGGCAATACTTTTGCTGGTACATTAAACGGAAGATTCAAAGTGTACATTGATCCATATTCAGCTAATAGTGCTGCTAAACAATACTATGTTGTTGGATACAAAGGTACTTCTCCATATGACGCTGGTATATTCTACTGCCCATATGTTCCATTACAAATGGTTAGAGCAGTTGGTCAAGACACTTTCCAACCAAAAATTGGATTTAAAACTAGATATGGTCTAGTTGCGAACCCATTTGCTGAAACAGGTGCTCAATCTGGTGCTGCTACTGCTGTGAACCACTCTGGTTCTGCAAATAGTAACAGATACTACCAAAGAGTACAAGTTGCAAACATAATGTAATATTGGTTGGTCGTTGTTTAACGATTAATTACGAAAAGGGGCGCTTCGGCGCCCTTTTTTTTGGTCTGAATTCCATTATAAATAGTATTATGACAACTATTAACTCACACAGCAGACAACCTACTAAACAGGATTATGCTGATCCTACAAAGTTTAAATTTAGTATTATCAAATTACCTAAAGTAGAATACTTTTGTACACAGGTAAATTTGCCAGGTGTTAGTATAGCAGATAACTATACACAACCTACACCATTTAGAGATATACCTTTACCTGGAGAAAAGTTAAGATACGAACCATTATCGGTTACATTTCTTGTAGATGAAAATTTAGAAAACTACCAAGAGATACACGGTTGGTTAAGAGGTTTAGGATTCCCTGGTGGACACGAAGAATTTAAAGCATTATTAGATGGTGGGGCAGACAGATTTCCTACATCTAAAAATAGTAAATTAGGTGACGCAGGAAGAACAAAGTTTGCTGCTCCTAATACTGGTGCTGTATTTTCAGACGCAACACTTAACATATTAACAAGTAAAAACAATCCTGTAACTGAAGTAAGATTTAGAGATTGTTTCCCTATATCTTTATCTGCTTTATCATACGACCAGCAGGCAACAGATACAAACTACTTGACAGCAACGGTGACCTTTGAGTATAAATTATACGATTTTGCCAAAACTAGTGCAAGTAGAACAACTATTACAACCTCATAAACATTGACTTTTTAGTCGGTTTGTGTTATTATGAATATATTATGGATTTAGAACAATTACAAGAACTAGCAGAAAAAGATTTAAACATTAACGATACTGAATTAGATTTAGAGTCGTTAAAAACACCTCAACTACATAACAAATATTTAAAGCATTTAACAAAGTTTAAGTTGTTATTAACAAGATCGCAAGACGATTTTAACAAAATAAAGAAAGATAAGTGGGAGTATTATACTGGTAAAGCAGACCCAGCAGTATATCAATTAAAACCTTTCAATTTAAAATTATTAAGACAAGATGTTGACAAGTATATAGAATCAGATGATGAGTGGATAAAAGCGAATCAGAAGGTAAAATACTTGGAAACAATTGTAGATTTTTTAGATAGAACGCTTAGACAAATATCCAATAGAACATTTACTATTAAGAACGCCATTGACTGGAGAAAGTTTACTAGTGGCGCTGTCTAATAATGACCACAACACGATACCTCATCATAGATAAAAAGAACGAAGTCTATTTAAAGATAGAAGCGGACGCTGATATTCGTAGAGAATTAGGCGAATACTTTACCTTTGAAGTGCCTGGTTTTAAATTTATGCCTCAATATAGAAGTAGGCATTGGGACGGTAAGATTAGATTATTCAGTTATGCAACTGGTCAAATATATGCAGGATTATATCCTTACATAGTAGATTGGTGTAATAAAAATGATGTTCAAATTGTAGATGGAACTAAAATAAAAGATGTTCCAATGAGTGCTGAAGACACAAATAGATTTCTAAAAGCGTTGAGAATACCTAAAATTACCATTAGAGATTACCAAGCGGAAGCGTTTGTACACGCAATTAAAAAAGGACGGTGCCTGTTACTATCACCGACTGCCTCTGGTAAGTCTTTAATTGTTTATTTAATGTTGATATACAATCTATTGAGATTAAAAGAAAAGAAAAATGATAAGATATTAATTATAGTACCTACAACATCTTTAGTAGAACAATTATATAAAGACTTTAAAGATTATGGTTATAATAGTGATCGCAATGTACATAGAATATATCAAGGACACGATAAAGACACTAATAAAAGAGTAGTTATATCTACTTGGCAATCAATATATAATCTTCCTAAAAAATGGTTTAAACAATTTGGTGCTGTATTTGGAGATGAGGCACATTTATTTAAGGCAGTTTCATTAACAAAGATAATGACGAAGTTAGAGGATTGTAAGTATAGAGTAGGACTAACTGGTACTTTAGATGGAACTAAAACACATAAACTTGTATTAGAAGGATTGTTTGGTGCTGTAAATAAGGTAACTTCAACAACAGAATTACAAGAGAAAAAACAACTTGCTGATTTAAAAATTTTCTGTTTAATTTTACAACACGATAAAGGGGCAAGAGAGTTTATGTATGGTAAAACATACCAAGAAGAAATGGATTATTTGGTAAAGAATGAAAAGAGGAATAAATATATCTGTAACCTTGCTTCAGATTTACAAGGAAATACATTATGTTTATTTCAATATGTAGAGAAGCACGGAAAGGAACTTTATGAATCAATTAAAAGAAAAGTTGTTGACAAACAAGTATTTTATGTCCACGGTGGAGTGGATACAGACGAGCGGGAAGAAATCAGAAAAATTACTGAATCTTCTGACGGCGCTATTATCGTTGCAAGTTATGGGACTTTCAGTACAGGCATTAATATTCGGAACTTGCATAACATTATCTTTTCTAGTCCTAGCAAATCTAGGATAAGAAACTTACAATCAATTGGTAGAGGATTAAGATTAAAAGATAATAAATCAAATGCAACTTTATATGATATTGCAGATGATTTAACTCACAATGAAAAAGAAAATTATACCCTTTCACACTTACGAGAAAGGATAAATATTTACAACGAGGAAGATTTCAATTACGAAATCCATAATGTGGAGTTAAAATAAATATGCACCAACCACAAGACATAAAAGACAGACCTGTCATTAATGTAAAAATAATCAAACTAGTTAATGGGGAAGATGTTGTAACCGTATTACCAACTGGTCAACAACAACTACCAGAGAACTCACACTTATTAAGGTTAGAAAGACCTCTTTTAATTAAGTATGTTCCTCAAATGACATTAACTGGATTTAAAGATTATATCGCATTAATTAAATGGTGTGCTTATACTCCAGACAAAATGATAACTATCCCTAAAAATAAGATTATGACTATAACAAATGCGTCATTGGAAATGGCAACTAGTTATCATACTATTGCTGCTGACTGGAATAAAAAACCTATGCCAGTTAGACAACAAAACTACAAAACACAGAAATTATCGGACGAACAGAATGAAAAAGTAAATGAATTATTTGATGAACTTGATGAAGATGATTTTGAGAAAACTATCCATTAATAATAATAGTATAGCTATTTCTCCTCGGCACCTCGCTACACGCTCCATTATACACAAATTTTTCAAAAAGTCAATGCTCATTTAGAGCAAAAATTTTGACCGAAATTTCGGGAAAACATTGACTTTTTTATTGAAAGGTGTTATATTATACTTATGAGAAAAACTACAAAAAAAGAACATTATGTAAATAACAAAGAGTTTCTTACTGCTATGATTAATTATAGAAAATCAGTTAATAAAGCAAAAAGAGAAAAGAAACCGAGACCACCTGTTACAGACTATATTGGCAGTTGTTTTTTGAAGATAGCAAACCATCTATCGTACAGACCTAACTTTATCAATTATACATTTAGGGACGATATGATTAGTGATGGAATAGAGAATTGTTTACAATACCTAGATAACTTTAATCACAAAACATCAAATAATCCATTTGCATATTTTACGCAAATAATATATTATGCCTTTGTAAGAAGAATCCAGAAAGAGAAGAAACAAGTTACAATAAAGAATAGACTTATTACAGAATCAAACTATGATGATATGACTTTGCAACCAGGTGAAGACAAAGAGTTTAAAAATCAATTTACAGAATTTCTTAAAAAGAATATGCCTGTTGAAGAACAGCAAAAAATAGCAGACGAATTAGCAAAGAAAAAGAATAAAAAAAGGAAGAAGAAAACAAAGAGTAATTTAGATTACTTTATGGGTTATGAAAATAGCATTACTAAATGACACACATTTTGGTTGCCGTAATGACTCACCTGCTTTTATAAATTATCAAAATCGTTTTTATGATGAATTGTTTTTTCCATACATTATAGAAAACAAAATAGATACATTAATACATTTAGGTGATGTGGTTGATAGAAGGAAGTTTATTAACTTTCAAACTGCTCATAATTTTCAAAAGAAATTTTGGAAAAGATTATGGGATTTAAAAATTGATACACACATTATATTAGGTAACCACGATACTTATTATAAGAATACAAACAAAGTAAACGCAATTCAACAATTGTGTACATCTTTTGATGGAGTAAATGAACCTTGGATATATGACGGTCCTAAAGAAGTAGAATTAGGTGGTTGTCGTATGTTATTTTTACCTTGGATTTGTGATGACAATTACGAAGACTCAATACACGCAATAGATCACTCTACTGCTGATATTTGTTTTGGTCATTTAGAAATAAAAGGATTTGAAATGCACAAAGGTCATATGAACGAACACGGTTTAGATAGAGAACAATTTAAAAGATTTGAAAAAGTTATGTCTGGACACTTTCATAAAAAATCAGATGACGGACTTATTTACTATCTTGGTACACAATATCAAATTATGTGGTCAGATCATAATTGTCCTAAAGGATTTCATACCTTTGATACAGAAACAAGAGAATTAGAAAGAATAGAAAATCCACTTGCTATATTTAAAAAGATAATATATGATGATAGAAATACAGATTATACAAACTTTGATTTAACACCATACGAAAATTGTTTTGTTAAATTATTTGTATCATATAAAACAAATGAAGAAATGTATAATAGACTTGTAGAAAAATTTTATACTAATACCAATGTACACGAATTACAAATAATAGAAGACCC